AAGTGAAGAAATCGGCATCTTCCATAATGGGGCTGAGTGGATTTGGCATTTGATTTTGAACACCAGGAGCCGTCTGTGCGAATTGACTAGATGCGTCCATTGCAGGATCTGCTTCTTCGCAGATTTCAACGTTGTCAGCAATTAGTGAAGCAAGATGTTTTGAGTCCATGGGTAACCTCTATGATATGGTACGGGTAGTCTTTAAATCCTTCGTTTTTGGGTGATACCAAACCAATAACCTTCTTTTATCAGTATGTCGATGGCTGCGGAGCAGACAAATTTGTTCTTGATCCCATTGGTTACCCACTTACGACCCTTACTATTTTCACTTATTTTTTGTTTTTCTTCATCAGGGACACAGCGACCAGTCAGACTTTCTCGTATTTTTTGTTTTGTTTCATTAGAAGGGTGTGACCCCTTCATGCGCTCACTCTTTTTTCTTCGAGTTTCCTCAGAATCAATTCGTCCCTTACTAGACTCACTCCGTTTTTTTAGAGTAGCATCGGATTGAATAATTCCAGTATGTGCTATTTTCATTTTCTGTTTTGACTCTTCTGAATGAGGAGTTGTGTGTCGTGATTGACCAGTAGAAAGGATTCTTAATTTTTGTTTTGTCTCATCAGACCGCTTTTTTCCGAAGTTTCCTTTACTTATTTTTAACTTGTCCTCTTCAGAACGAGGGCCTCGCTTTTGACCTAAACACGAGCCTGCCGTGGGGCAAACATTATAAAGCGTATAACCTAAGTCTTTAAACATATCCATCCACGATTGTTCTTGGTGACGTAGAACAGCATCTAAAGGTTCAGTTTCTTCCAATATCTCAAATTTAAAATTATCTTCCCCATATTTACCCCAAGAATGTTGTAAGTGGGGACAATGATGTTTATTAGTATTTAATAAATAAATGTGCTCTTTCCATCTTCTTTCATGATGAGCAGAAGACCCCACATAGACCTCATGTTTAAATGTGTTGTAGATACAATATACAATGAATCTCATAACATGATATTTCCGAAGACAACAGATCTTCCTTCTGGCCGTCTCTTATTATCCCATTGTTTATCAGGATGGCCAGTCGGATCTGTGAGCGGCTCAGCCGGAAGCTCACGCTTTTCAACAAAACGAGGATCATAAATCTGGGTTGGAAGATTAGGAGGCTGGGGAGTGACCAGAGGAATGAGGTAACGAGTGTCATTGGGGCTCAGGAGATTTACGTCAAAGTCCTGTTGCAACAAAACACCACGAGGGGATTTGTAAATAGGATCGGAGATAACCAATCGCTCACCATTACGACGAACAATGAAATCTCCGGCTGCAATCATAGGAGTGGGACCAAGATAGGAGCGGCTGGCACGTTCTACCTTGACTCCCCCCTCATTTATAGTCCGAATTGCAGCAACATCAGGGTCAATGAACAATATCTCGTAAGGGCCATAGTAGCCACCGATAATCCCGGTCTCATAGCATGACTCACATCCAGTTCGAGGTTCTCCATTTGCAACTAGACAGCCGCAGGGCACCCCCTTTGTACGCCGGATCATTAGGTTAGCTGGTTCCCCTGATTGCTCAAAAATAAAGGCGTTTCTCCTGACCATCTCAGCATATATATAATCCATGCTATCAATTTCATAGGTGGTTTTGACTTCAGTTCCGAAAAATCCTGGTTTGTGTGCTTCATACCCACCGGCCATAACTGGAACCACTGTATAAAATGTCCTCGTACCGGCTGCCCCAGCCAGATAAATATCAACATAATTTAGCAGGGAGTAATAGGTGATGGTTACGGTTCGGGTGGTAACCTCATTTTTAACAAAATCGGTAGTGGGAAGGACCGTGACCGACCCCCCTCCGCTGAGTCCATATTGCTGGAGGTAAATCAAAGCTTCTTGGCCATCCACCCTGGCCACCGGAACAAACTCACCGTCAATGGTGAGTTGGACATCACCTGGATTGTTTGCCACAGTTGGGTGCCTCTTAGGGACTGGGGTGGACCAGATGGGGGCGGTCGGAATTTTAAACACATACGACCCATCCCCTCCAAAACTTACCCAATCAGCGGGTTGCACCGTATAGGTGACAGTCTGATAGGAGGTCTGGTCCCTATAGAACGGGATGGGAAGAGGATTACCTAGGTTTAAGAGCGCCCATGCGGTGGGAGAATCAAACGCTCTGTATATATTATAGCCAACCACATTCTTGTCATCTGAGTTGGTCCAGCAAATATCCCTAGAGCCATTATAATTGCTGTTAAGCACAATGAGATTCTGAATCATAGAAGGGTGCTCTGTATGCATGTGCATGACGGGTCGGTGATTCTCTGGATGATTGAAATGAAGCTCTGCCATAGATTACCCCAGAAGCCAGCGACTCTGACGAAGGCCCACAGAAGCAGGCCGATTGGCAGTAATGAGGGGAGCCCAAATCTGAAACTCCGCATCGTAAGACTGGGCTAGATTTTGGTAAGTTGCAGCCTTATTGATGTCTAGACTCACACCATTCAGGCTATAGCCAAATTCTTCAGCAGCCCAACGAGCCCCCTCAGCAGAGAGGCATTTTGCTGCGGCCCCCAAAGCTGCGGCCTCTCCCCAGTCACTCCCCCCTCTGGAAACAGGGAGGGTATCCAGCGAGTAGTTATACCAATTCATGGGATTCCAGGTATTAAGCTGAGCAATGGCCAACTTGAGCATTCTAATAATGGTATGGTCTTCCCAGATAAAGCCGACCCTTGAGGTGTAACCTGCGACCGTCTTGGCAGGAGTTGGAGGACGAAAATGATAGTTTCTATCTGGGTTTGTATCGGAAAGAAGCTCCCGAACCTTCATCACCAACTCTGCTGTTTGAGGGGTCACACCTGGACGCATAGATAAGTAGACGCTCATCGCTTCGACAGAATTTGTGGGTGGGTTGAACTCGATTACTTCGAAATCTTCGTAAATGGTGGTAGTGGGATCTCCTGAGTTTTGGGCCACGTACCAAACGAGCTTGAACTGTCCGGTCCAGATGGTGGGAATGGCCATTTGCACATAATAGACCCCTGTCCACCTTTGTTGGGGGGTCAGGTTAGGCTGGCTCATGAGGGTTTCAACCCCGTTCACCGTTGAAAAAATACTGAAGGTAATGGTCGCGGGGTTGAACGGAGCCCCGTTTTCATCTCTGATGGTGATCGAGAGATCCCCAGGACCAAGCTGCCGACCAGATGCAATTGCTATCATACGAATCCTCACCAAAGGCATAGGTAGACGGAAAGTTTTGAGTAATATCTGGGTATGGACTTCTCTGCTCTAAATGACGAACAACGCCTCGCTGTGCTACACCCTATCGGAACTCCCGCTGCCATTTGTGCGGGGGCGGGGAGTGGCAAAACCACCGTTTTGACGGCCAGGATTAAACATCTTATAGATGATGAGGTCAGCCCAAAGCGAATCCTCGCCCTGACCTTTACCAACAAAGCCGCAAATGAGATCCTGGAACGGGTCGGCATGGCGGCGGAACCAAGTCACCCCTGGATTGGGACCATACATTCACTAGCATTGAGTGCAATCAGACGAGCCCCTAAAGGGTTCGGTCTGAATGAAAAAGTCACCCCTCTGGATGAATATGACCAAAAAGAGATGCTGAAGAAGTTGATTGAGGATAGGGAGTTGGGTGACATACTCAACCCTTACCTGCTCAAGGACAAACTGGCCTACCATCGGGCCAGAGGGGTGGGGTTTCGAGTCGATTACACCTCCGAGGTGCATCAGAAGGCTCTGGTGGCCCATGCGGGGTATCATGCGATGTCCAACCAGGAATTGGAGATCTGGTTAGCCTACGAAAAGCAGAAAACACATGACTCTGTTGTGGACTTTGACGATATGATTCATTTATTTGTTCGAAGAGGGCAAACTGACGAGAAATGGCTGCACAACCTTCAACGGCAGTTTGATTTCGTGCTGATGGATGAGGCTCAGGACACCAATGAGATTCAGTGGAGCATGATCAACCTCTTGTTACCCCCTGGTAACTTCAACATGCTCTGTGTGGGAGATATCAATCAGTCCATTTATGGATTCAATGGGGCAAACCCTGGCATTCTCTTGAATTATACCAAGGAATGGCGAGGAGTGCAGCCTAGGCTCTACAAATTGGAACGAAACCATAGATCGGTGCCTGAAATTGTCACCTTGGCGAACAAAGTTCAGACTTTCATGACAGATACGATCCCCCTTCGGATGGAGTCCCATCGTGGGGGTAAGGATGAGCATGGACAAATTCTTCTCCGACACTCCAACACCCCCAGAGATCTGGCCGAATCGATTAGTGTGGAGATTCTTAACAAAAATGCAAAGGTTCAATATAAGGATATCGCCATTCTGGTTCGTGCAGGGTCTCAGGTCCGTGATATTGAGACCGAATTGGTCAAAAACCGAATCCCTTACATCATCAGAG